CGTAGAGCCTCTTAAATTTATTACTGAAAAGATGAATTGGTTGATTGATAAGAGTTATGGAACGCAAGGCAGTTTAGAGGATTTTTTTGGATGAGATATGAACGATACACGCTGGATGACCTAAAAAAGTCATCTGATAGAAAACTATTTTCATACATATCATTCTTTGCAGGCGGTGGTGGATCATCTGCTGGTTATAAACTGGCTGGTGGTGACTGTCGATTTGTAAATGAGTTTCAACAGGTCGCAGTAGACACGTATCTAGAGAACTGGCCCAATACACCACATATATGCGGTGATATAAAAAATATCACTGGACAACAGATTATGGAGATGACAGGACTCAAGGTAGGAGAACTGGACATTCTTGATGGTAGTCCACCCTGTCCACCCTTTTCAATGTCTGGTACAAAACAGAAGGGTTGGAACCAAGAGAAGATGGCTTACGGTATGAAACAACAGAATATCGAAGACCTGACATGGGAAATGATACGTATTGCTGAAGAAATGCAGCCTAGGATAATTGTGTGTGAAAATGTCAAGGGCCTGACTATGGATTATGCAAAATCACATTTGGACAAAATGTGTGCAGATTTCGAGGCAATAGGTTATACCACTATATACAAGGTACTCAATGGTATACACTTTGGCGTGCCACAGAAGAGACAACGTGTGTTTATCATATCGATTCGTAATGATGTACTAGATGATATAAGTATGCCTTGGATGTTAGTTTCCTCTTTGTTTCCTGATGGTGCAGACGAAGAACCTACACTAGAGGATGCAATCGGTGATCTGAGACTCGACAATGAGAATAGTGTGGAAGCGTATGAATTATGCGAATCTATGAAGAAGTCTGCCAAATACAAGTGGTTGAAACGATTACCTAAGAACCCAGAAAAGGTTGTTTCAGTCGGTGATGATGTTGTCGGCCCTTGGTATGATAAACTTATTGCACATAGAAAAAAGTGGGGTAAGAGTATACCAGAGAAAAAGACTTCATTCTACCAGAGCCGTAGAGTGCCTTGGCATCAGGCATCACATACCCTATCAGAACAGGGACTACAAACAAGTTTGGCTGTACACTTACACGCATCTGAGGATAGAGTGTACACAACGAAGGAGAGTAAGCGCATTATGACTCTTCCAGAAGACTATAAATTAACAGGTACACTTAACGAAAAACTTGCACGTATTGGTCTTATGGTGGCGCCCATGATGATGAAATACGTTGCAGAATCTTTATACGAGAAAGTATTGGAACCATATCATGAAACACATAACAGCAAAAATTGATCTGGGTGAGAAAGAGACATTCTCTAAATGGAATGGTAAATTCTATACAGAGGATGATCTTAATCAGATTGTCACTGTAACTGAAGATACAGCAGTGTATCGCCCAGATGCAACTCTTGATGATGAAGGTGTTCCTATTGCATATGTGATTACCAACGTATTTCCTAATGATGATATACGCAACGAATTGTATGCGATAGAGGAAACATCTGTGATGAGAGCAAACTGTGCAGGGCCTATTGATCCTGTAGAGATGAAGAAGAAAGGATTGATAGAAGGAGAACACTACAAACTACGAAGTCCTAACTCCTACTATACTCGCACTAAGTCAGGCGGTTGGGGTATGATCGCATATGCAAATGAGATCAATAGTGTGATGATTGGTGCAAAACGTGGAAGATTTACAGGAGCTCTCAATATCTCTAATGAGAAGATGTGGGATAGACTCAAAGAGTTGTCAGTATATCATGAACGTGCAATGGAGAAGGCTAACCCTGAGATATACAAAAGACAAAGTAAATTTGCAGAGGAAACCATAGAAGAGAAATATCGACATGGTATGATAACCACCCTAAGTGCAAATAGGTACTCAGCGATGCAGTCTAAAGCCATGTCTATTCACTCTGATGGTAAAGATGTAGAGTATACCACGATGTGTTGTTTTCGTCAAGGCGAATATACAGGTGCATATCTGTCTTTTCCACGATGGGGAATAGGCCTTGACTTACCAGATAATTCAGTGTGTATTGCAGACAGTCAGAGTCTTCATGGAGTCACTCCAATATACGGTGCTGGACAGAGGTTCACTACAGTTGCATATACAGATAGATCATGTGCAACTATAGGAAATATGGGTAAGAGTGAAAGACTTATAGGTAAGTATGCAAAGAAGGAGTCAGGTAGTTTGGAGGAGTTTTTGGGATGACAGAATCATATTCATTTGTATCTCGTAAAGAAGATAAGTGGGCCTCTTTACTTATCAAAAGTGGTAAGTATGAGGGTATCATATATCAGTATGGAAAAGTATCTGTACCAGAGGAAGAGAATGAAGATGGTAATATGCCGCTATCATTCAAGTATAACATTGTTGACTACAATGGTCACACAAAAGAATCTCTAGAAGAATCACCAGACTTTGCAAATGTTCTTGGCGATATTCTGGTAGAAATATTAGATGAACAACTAACTGAAGGTAATTTAGAATATGCAGACAATTGAACGAACAGCACTAACTCAACTCGTAACAAATGAAAAGTATGCAAGAAAGGTTTTGCCGTTTATCAAGGGAGATTACTTTTCAGATAGAACAGAAAGAACTATATTTGAAGAGATCACAAAGTTTGTTGATAAGTATAATAAGATACCTACACAAACTTCTCTGGAGATAGAAGTTCAGAGTCGTAAAGACCTAAATGAAAATGAGTATAGTAAAGTTGTAGAGGTTATTAAAACATTAGAATCTGCTGATGTAGATTTTGATTGGTTAGTAGATACAACAGAAAAATTTTGTAAGGATAAGGCGGTATACAATGCGATTGTCGAAGGTATTTCAATCATTGATGGAAAAGATAAGAATAGAGGTGCAGATGCAATCCCTAATATTCTTACGGATGCCCTGGCTGTGGGTTTTGATAATAGTGTGGGCCATGATTATTTGTTGGATGCAGATTCCAGATTTGATTATTATCACACAGTAGAAGAGAAGATTCCATTTGATCTGGACTTCTTTAATCGTATAACCAAGGGTGGACTACCACCAAAGACTCTCAACATTGCACTTGCTGGTACTGGTGTTGGTAAGTCACTGTTTATGTGTCATATGGCTGCAAACTGCTTATCTCAAGGACGTAATGTACTTTACATAACACTAGAGATGGCAGAGGAACGCATTGCAGAACGTATAGATGCAAACCTAATGAATATCTCTATGGAAGATTTACATGACTTACCTAAACAGATGTTTGAAGATAAGATACAGAAGATTATCAAAAACACCACTGGAACACTCATTGTAAAGGAATATCCGACTGCCTCAGCGCACTCATCTCACTTTAGAGGTCTGATTAAGGAACTTGCAATTAAGAAGAGTTTCAAACCAGATATAATTTTTATTGATTATCTAAATATTTGTGGATCATCACGTTTTAAAGGAACTACCAATGTCAACTCTTATATGTACATTAAATCGATTGCAGAAGAACTTAGGGGATTGGCAGTGGAAACAAATGTACCAATTATGTCTGCAACACAAACCACTAGATCAGGTTTCGTATCCACAGATATTGGTCTTGAAGATACGAGTGAAAGTTTTGGTCTGCCTGCAACGGCTGACTTCATGTTTGCACTCATTAGTAACGAAGAACTAGATGAACTAAATCAGATCGCAGTCAAGCAGTTAAAGAATAGATACAATGATCCTACTACAAATAAAAGGTTTGTTATTGGTATAGATCGTACAAAGATGAAACTTCATGATGTAAAACTAGAAGAGCAGAAAACTATTGTAGATAGTAATCAAACCACAGAGGACGATGAATTTGCAGAGCCTGTATTTGACAAAACGGACTTTGGAAATGATTGGAAAGTATAGTGAATATAGAACAACAAAATTGGTTTGCAACACCTATATGGCAAGTTAAAACTGAATTACCTCTTGGTGAATTAAGAACTCTGGTAAAGAAGATACGTAAGAAAGACCCAAAAGGAACTATAATAAGTAATGTGGGTGGATGGCAGTCAAGAGCTTACCCAAATGTTTGTTCAAAACATGAGAAAGACTATGGTATTGCTAATGTAATGAAGCCCGTTATTGATTTATTAAATAATCTTGTTGGTGCAACTGTTGAACAACAGTTAGGAATATCAGATGATATAAAACTAGCTAACTTTTGGTTTAATGTAAATAGTCGTGGTAATTATAATACTTTACATAACCATATTGGAGGAATTATTTCTGGTGTTTTGTATATAATGATTCCAGATGATAATTGTGGTGGTATTTCTTTTCTACGTGCTGATAAAGAACTTCAATACTATTTACCACCACTTTTAGATAAGCATAATGAATTTACTTCTTCATTGATTACTATGAAACCAAAAGAAGGAAGTTTAATTTTATTTCCCTCTTGGTTTAATCATAGAGTAGAACCATCACAGTCTCAAAATTCAAGAATATCAATGTCATTTAATTACTCGTTTACAGATTATCTAGGATGGAAAACATAATGCTAAGACATATTACGTATACAATACCCCCTATGTGGGCAGGAATGGGAATATGGACATACATAGGAGATTGTGAGACAGAATGTGACGGTCACAATAAAAAGATGTGGCACTATCTGATAGCACCAGACAATACACGCATTTGTATAAATGAGTACTTTAGTCCCTATAAGATACCCTCATTGGAAGAGTTAGAAGATTTGATGATGGAACTTCCAAAAGCTAGACAACATTGTGAATCATTATAAAATAATCATAGTACTTCTGGGTATAGAAATATCTCTTCATATCATAGAAATAATTATTGACATAGGACAAATGCTGTGAAAACTATTATTCATATTAATAAAAACCTTAAACAGTCAAATGATAAACATGGAAGAACTCTTCCTGTTTGTCGAGTAGAGGCTAAGGGTAAGGTTTGGTACGGATCACAGGTTGACATTCTTGGGCCCAGCTCAATGATATACAGTCCAGATAAACCAAGAAAATGTGGTGCTAAACTTTGGATTGAAACTGATGGTGAAGTTGTTATTCATGATAAAACTACATATGCTGAGATGGTAAAGTGAATAAATAGAAATATGAGTAATATAGATTACAGTACCAAAATACCGAATAATGTAAACCTTGCAGATGATCGTAAGATACAACGTGCATTAGAGAAGTGGCAACCCGCCTTTCTCTCTTGGTGGAATGACTTTGGGCCCAACTGGGCATCAAACGATGATATATTCCTACGTACAGCGGTCAGTGCAAATACCGATGGATGGGCAGTATTTGATTACGTCAAAATGCCTGACTATCGATGGGGTATATTTCTTGCAGACCCACAAAAGGATCGTAAAATTTCTTTTGGTGATTCCAAGGGGAAACCAGTATGGGATGAAGTTCCAGGCGAGTATCGTGCAGACCTAAGACGTTTAATCGTCACACAGGGAGACACAGAGCCCGCTTCTGTGGAACAATTACAGCATCTGGGTAAAACTGCACCGAGTCTATATGATTTACGTCAACTGTTTCAAGTCAACGTGGAGGAAGGAAGACACCTCTGGGCGATGGTATATCTGTTGCACAAATACTTTGGTAGAGATGGTAGAGAAGAAGCTGACATGATGTTGTCTCGCCATAGTGGAGATGAAGATTCACCACGTATACTTGGTGCATTTAATGAGTCCACACCAGATTGGTTAGCGTTCTTTATGTTCTCTTATTTCACAGATAGAGATGGTAAGTTTCAACTCGCATCACTCGCTGAGTCTGCATTTGATCCATTATCACGTACTTGTAAGTTTATGTTGACAGAAGAGGCCAACCATATGTTTACTGGTGAGTCTGGTGTCATGCGTATTATTGATCGTACTTGCACACTTATGAAAGAGCATGATG